GCAAGCTGTCCATATGTGTATTTTGAATTGGCAGCTTTTTTTTGTAATGTAGCTTTAGTTTTTGCATTAATAGGTTTTCTTTTAGGTTTTTTCTTAGGAGCCATTGGCACCACCTTTCCACTTTTTACACCAAGCAAAGGACTGTACTGCTGCCTTAAAAAGATTGCAGTACCCTTCTACAAAATGTGTACAATTTCCACAATTTTGATTACCTTTAGGATATAGTTGATATGCCTTAGGTAAATTACTAGAAAGTTGTCCTTGGCTATTAATAGTCATGTATCTATATTAGTACATTTTTTTTGACTTGCGAGAGTTCCTACTCTTCTTCTTGGCTGGCTTTTTCATCTTGCCGTACACCGTCATACCTCCTAATTTTTTTGTTATATTCTACGCATGCAAGATTCTTACACAACTTCCATTTGCGTTTGAACGTTAATGATTTATTACAAACCTTGCATGTTTTTATCATTATGCTAATCTAGTTTACCCATGGCTAAGATAACAGACAACGAAATTCAAGACAAAGGTAGAGAAATCGCTATAAGGTTAGATTACCTAATGGCGAAAGTTGACGAATCATATAACAGACATCAAAGATGTTTAGTATGCAATGAACAATATAGACATCACATTGATGGTCTGCCTTGTCTCTCTGATAACAATCCAAAACAAATTATTAGAACTGACCGTTGGGGTAACGTTACTAAAAGATAACTTGGTCGATTAATTCTTGACTAACTTCTATAGTACGTACATCCCCAGTTGCTTTCAGTTCGCTAATAGGCACTAGCAAAGAGCGTGAAAAAAAATTTTTATTTTCTGTCTCTACTATCTTGTGTCCATCAGCTATCCAGTCAATAAGCCAGGGATTTAATTTTTGTGGATTCCAATACAGTATTTCTTGTGTTGGATATATCCAGTAAAAGAGAAAGTCAGGAAATGTTTTCATTGCACAACCAATAGATTTAAATCCATCGTTATCTACTATCTGTATCTCTAGTGCTACATTACCTGTATCTTTAGCTTGTGTGTCAGTTTTAACTTCAAAGTATTTTGTACCTAACTCGTTGTTAACTACAAAGAAGTCTGCACCTTGTTGTTGCTCCCACTTGGCTGCAGGTCTAACGATATAGACTGATTTGCCTTCTGCTCTACGGCTCTCATAGAATGTTTTAATAAGTTGTTCACCTTGGTCACCGACCTGAAGTTGTTCTTGGAAATCATAAATTTTATCCTCCTTTGTTTCCATAAACATTTTACTATGGTATAGTTCTTATACAAACATTTACGAAGCAAACGTGTTACAGGTAAAGAGAGTATCAGGCGCACGAAAGCTAGCTACTAGAATGTTTCTAGGACTGGGATTACCACAAGGCTAGTACCCGAGGACACGCAAGGTTTGTAAATTAAATTTTTTTTGATAGCTTACGCTATATGCCTGCTATCGCCCGAAACACCACCCCCCCAAGCATACAGTAAGAAAGAGAATAATATCTCTTCTTACTGGACAAGTGAGAGAGTATGCTATAATAAACTAGACACTTATCTACACAGGACACTTTATCCTCCTGTAACTGTTATCCCAGTCAACTGTTCAGGTAAGTGTCACGTCTACATTAAATAGTTACCAGTAATATTTTTAGATATCACATATAACAACCCCCCTACGCCACATTAAATACCCCCGTAACAAGGCAACCACCTGTTATATTTGTTTATATATAGCCTGTTGCCTACCCACCCCACCCCCTATTTACTCACTGCCGTTCGTAAATACCTACATAACAACATATACATTTTTATATAACTAATACATACCCATATGTTTATATATGTCTAGTATTTGCATACATATTGTATCCCAATGTTCCAAACCTCAGACATCCCCCCAACATATATACTTTGTAGTGGACATACTATATATAGTATATATTCTCTATCTCTCTGTATGTCTAGTAAAGTATGTCTCATCATTTACTATCTTCACTTAACCTAATTCGTTCAGATATTGTTCGACATACTTTACTCCCCTCCCACGTGTATGTCATTGTTGTAATCTTCTTCATTGTGTATTCATTAGCTGACGCTAATTCATACATCTGCTCCAGTCATACGCTCACCTAGTTCGCTAGCTCCTTACGCACCATTCAGAAGAACAACAATATAAAATAATCCACTCCATCAGCCCGACTAGGACCAGCCTAGTCGCTCTTGCCTTCAGCCGAGTTGCAGGCATTCTTCCGTGACAGATTATTTTATACATACACTCACTAACAACCAACCTCTCAAACAAGTGTGAGAGGTTGCACACACAGTACAACCCATAACAGAAAGGTATAAGATAATGGCTACGCCTAAACTTAATACAAAAATAAATGACTATATGAAAGCTACTACTCCTTTCACTATAGATAAAAAAGCATACAGAGTAGGTGCTGGTAGAGTTGATAATGCAGTTATCAATCCAGACACAAAGAAAGCAGTAGCGCGCTATAAGCTAGTTATCAACGGTAAAGAGAGCAAGTATCTCTTGCGAAGTTGGCAATCAGTATACCAAGTACATCAGATTGTACTAGCTGGAGACGCCTCTAAACTGTTCACCAAAAGTGGTGACCTTAAATCTGGTATGAGTGACTTACTAGGTACAGATAAAATCAGAGAAACATTTGATTACGTTTGTCCTATAGGTCTATACAACAACAATCCAGACGCCAAGAAAGCTATCAACATAGCAGTCAAGAACGGTGTTAACTTCAAAAAGGATAACGTTTGGGAAGAGTTCCTAACGTTTACAGAAGAATAATGGATAACAATTATATCGATGATATATATATATCAATCATAACAGAATACTAATAATTAAGGTGGGGAGTTCGCTCCTCACCTTTTTTTATGCTCACAAGTTCGCCCACGATATAAGGAAACCTCAGAACTAATCCACACCACCACACACATAACATCATGCAATCCAAATAAATATATTAAATAATAAATTAATAAAGAGAGAGAGAGAAACCAACTGGATTTTTCTACGCATGCGCACGCATTATATTAATAGTATATACATTTCGCCCAGGTGTTATAACACACGGACGCGCGTCAACAAATCCTAACCACATGATATATAGTTGTAGGACGGTGTGGTAGCTTGGAAGCCAAAGCCGAAGCTGGCTGTTTCATTCTATACAGAAAGGATACTAATGAGTAAAGCAGATAAGTTCGCCGACTTGGAACAAGAAGTACAAGTCAGACGTTCAATCAAGACTACATCTTGGGATACGTTTCATATACCTGATGAGGCAATGCCTAAGAACTTAAAGAATAAATACAGATGCAACATCTGTGACAAAAGAATACCACGTGATAACTTGTACTGTTATCAGTGTCGCAAAGAGTATTCTATCTCTCGTGAAGGAGTGTTCAAGTACAACATTAAATCTCACGAGAAAGCAAGAAGAATAGATAATGCAGTTGTTCATTACGAAGATACTTCGTATCCGAACAGATGCAATCTATGTAGAAAGAATAGAGTCAAGAGAAATGATGGCATTTGCGTACGATGTCTAAAATTCATTGGCGTGTTGGAGGAGGAATAATGGAAGATACTAGAGAGTACTTTAACGTACAAGTTGAGGGAGAAAACGCAGATGACGTTTGGTATGCTATCAAACGTATGACAGGTGTTGTTTGTATTTCGCCAATAGAAAAGGATGAATAATGAATAGAGCGCAACGCAGAGCTGCCAAATCAAAGCGTGGTGGCAAACAATATATGGAGAGTAGTAAGCAAGTTGGTAGTAAAAATACCAAAGCGTTTGCTAAAAAATCTCTACGTAAAAGTATGAGGAACTCGGGTGCTACGTTCAAAGCGTATCATCAGGGTGGAAAGGAACAAGAGTAAATGGAATACACAACGTTTACAGCGCAGGAGTTCATCGATGGAAAGATAATCGAGATGAACGATGCTAACAAAGTATACAGAGCTATGGCTGAAACCATTGGCGCTGATACAGAGATAGCAGATAACCTCATGGGTAGAGGCTCAGAGAACAGAGCGTTACTGAGAGCTATATACCAAAGGTTAAACGAAGTCATCGGCGAAGAAGAATGATTAAAAGATTAATCAGACGCCTGATGAAACCTCAGCACAAGCGAGGTAAAGATGTACCTAAACAGTAGGAGGTTATATGGTATGTGATAACTGCAGGTTAGATGAATACAAGAAACTTGCTATACATTCTAACGTGAAGTCATCAGTCCATTACATTGTGAAGTGTTGGACTTGTGGCTATGAAACAGTAAAGAAATTAAATACAAAGATGAGAGGAGAAAGTTATGCCAGTAAATTTTGAGGCATTCAAAGAAGATAACACGGTCGATAAGAAGTTTGACACTAGAACATACTTCGCTCGTACGTGGAGAGAGATGGGTGGCAACACAGGTGGTGGTGCAGCAGACTTAGAAGTACACGACTTCAAGTATGAAGGCACGTCTTATCCTGATGCATTGGGTCAATGGATTGCACACGAGGTACAAGTTGCTGTTGGAAATCAAGCTGTGAAGTTTGCAGAATTTCTTACAGAGACCTTGAACGATATGACAATCAAAGATACCGATGCATACCAAGCCCACGTTGATTACGTAGGTGAAGCAAAGTTCAAAGAACATATTGATACAGCTTGTAATCAAATTAAGAATGGTCAGTCCACTGATATGTTCCCAATACCACTTGGATTGGTGACACAGATATGTGAGATGATTGTACAACAGATGATTGAACATAATAATTTTTGGTTTTGGCAAGAGCCACAGCTAGTTATGATGGGCAATCCTGATATCATTGAGAACATGTTTGTACAAGCCAAGAACGAAGATGAGGTTGTATCAGATGGTATCGATAGCCTTGAACAATATCTAAAGAATAAAGTTAAAGGAGAAGAGGAATGAGTGAACTATATGTATTTACAGACGATAACAGTAAAACATACGATGAAGTATTGGCTGTAGATTTCTTATTCCCGAATGGCACCAAAGTGGAGGATGCTATCAAGCAGATTGATATGCTTGTGAGTTTAGCAGATAACAATGATGAGATAGAGTTTTATGACCATAAACCTACCATGTATGTTATGTCTCCACTCCAGGAGCCTGATGAAGATTTGTATATGTAAATATACAAGAGCTACTGTTAGGGTGAGTAGCTCGTGCTTGTACTGTCAACCTTTCTGTGATTAGTACGTATGCAACTAGATAGTACAGGCACGAGGTACTCACAGCCCAGTACCAACACGCAACACAACAAGCTATCTATTAGTAAGAGCTACATTTACAGCCCTGTTTAGTAGCGACTGAACGTAGGTAGCTTGTAGCACATTGAAGTACAGGAGTGTACACAAAACTAAAAGTAAACTGAGAAGGTGTGTTACAAGCTATCTATTGATAGCAGAAAGCGAGGACTTATGAAATTAAACATAGGTGAAACAGTAGAAAATCTACCTGAGAAGAACGGAGTGTTTGGCACTGGTATGACAACACTTCTTGTAAAACGAGGGTGGGATGTTCTAATGGAAAACAATCCTAACAGATGGGTTGTGCTAGACCAACAGGATAATGCTAAGAGTAAAAAAGGTGGAGCTTTTTGGACAAGAGCTAAAAACTATAATACTAAGTATTACACTGATGGCTACCAATTTGCTGTTAGAAATGTAGAAGGTACTGTAACATTCTTCGGAAGATACACACCTGAATTGAAAATAAAGAAAGAGAGTTAATATGCAAATTAACTACCGTGTGCAAACACACGAATACAACTACCTAGTTCTCACCTCACAGGTGTTGAACAGGTTGAACGAAAACGCTATTGAGAAAGGATACAATCGCTCGTTGTTGAGAGGTTTATTCATGGAGAACTTTGAGAAAGGTGTCGCCAGTAGCGAGATGACAGATAGAGTGATACTTGATGGTATACCTATAGAGTGTACACTAGCAATGCCACACTATCACAAGCAAGGTAAACTAACTATGCCTCACGTTCGTGCTTGTTTCAAGATACCTACAATTACAGTTGCAGAGTTATCTGAAATGCAATTCACTGGATACAAATCTCTTGAATGGAGAACAGTATCTATTGACATCGATGGTGAAGAGTGGGAAAACATTCCGACTGTTCGACCATATGCATGGCTAGATATACCTGAGGCAAGTTCGTATGAGAAAGCTATATACGAAGATGCTAACAGTAAGTTTGCAAATGATGCAGAGGCTACTATCGAACAAGTAGAAGAGTATCTTGCAGACGCAGAAAAAGATTTCTTCAGAAGTCTATCCGAGACTGAAGAAGAGTAATAGAAATGGAGAAAGAAAATGGATAATTGTTGGACACTATTCAACGAAATAATTGGCAACTCAGAAAGAGTTTTACTCTATGGGATGCCAGGCACAGGTAAAACATACCAAGCTGTAAAGACTAACGTGCCTGATAACAAAGAAGTCTACAGCACAACCTTGACAGTGGATAGCTCTGCGTCAGAGATTATCGGTCACTATATACCTAATGAGAAAGGTACATTCGACTGGAACGATGGCGTTGGTATCAGAGCTTGGAGAGAAGGTACACGTCTTGTACTCAACGAGATAGACCACGCAGGACCTGATGTTACATCAGTGTTGCATGCTATCTTAGATGACAGAGACATTGCACGTTTCACTCTACCTAATCAAGATAAAGAGTTGGTACAACCTGCAAGTGGTTTCAATGTTGTAGCCACAATGAATGGTAAACCTGATGACTTGCCTGAGGCATTGGCTGATAGGTTTGCTGTAAAGATTGATATCAACGAAGTACATCCCGAAGCAATAGATACTCTACCTGAAGAGTACAAAGGTGCGTATGCAAAAGAACAAGATGGTGGACTACCAATGTCTATCAGAGCTTGGAAAGAATTTGCCAAGCTAGTTCAAATGGGTATACAACAGGAGACTGCAGCACGTGTGTGTTTTGGTTACTATGCTAGTGACGTTATTAGCAGTTTAGAGATGCAAGATGTTTAGGTTAAGAAAATCTAAAGAGCGTAAGCAACTACTTGGATTAGCACTAAACGATAGTGAATGGGTGGTAGAGAAATCTACCACTCTCGCTGTTGACCACGATAATAAAACTATCGGCACACCTATGTACGATGTAAATGGAGAGCTTACAAAAAACTTACACAAGTTGATGGCAGTTGTACAAACA